TGATTGAGCAAGGCACTAAGGTTATGAGCGCTATACATAAAAGAATGCATTATGCTCAAAGAATAGAATTTAAATTATTAGCAAAAGTATTTCAAACGTACTTACCACCTGAGTATCCTTACAATGTAGTGGGTGGAAATAAAATGATTAAACAACAAGATTTTGATGAAAGAGTAGATATTATTCCAGTAAGTGATCCAAGTATATTTTCTATGTCTCAACGTATTGAGTTAGCTCAAGCACAATTACAATTATCACAAACTAATCCTCAAATACATAATATATATGAAGCCTACAGAAGAATGTATCAAGCATTAGGAGTTCAAAATATTCAAGCAATATTAAAACCACCTCCTAAACCCGCTCCTAAAGATCCAGCTATAGAAAATTCTGATGCTTTAAAAGCCCAAGAGTTACAAGCATATCCAGAGCAAAATCATTCTGCTCATATAAAAGCACATAGAGCATTTATGTCATCTAGTTTAGTTCGTTCAAGCATGCTTGCAATGGCTTCTCTTCAAGCACATATTTCTCAACACATAGGATTTTTAGCAAGACAAATGGTTATGGAACAAAACAAAGAAATGTTAGAAAAAGTTGCACAACAATATGGAGATCAAATGCCTCCTGAAGTTCAAAAACAATTAACAGTTATGCTAGAATCACAAATTGCAGAAATGGAAGCACAGATAACTGAAGAAATTGTAGCAGAAGAACAAGAATATTTAGAAGGAAGTGGTCAAGACCCTCTTGTAGAACTTAAAAATCGTGAATTAGATATAAAAGAACAAGATGCTATGAGAAAAGCACAGTACGATGAAGGTAGAAGTGTTCTCGATACAGCTAAATTAGCGCAAAAAGCACAAATAGATCAAGCAAAACTTGATCAAAACTTAGGTATAGCAGAAATGAGAATACAAAATCAGCAGCAATTAGCAAAAATGAGAAAAAATTAATGTCATATTCTCAAAATGATGATAAATTAAATCGAGGTATAAATGATTTTGCATCACATGTAGAGCAATACGCAAAAACAAGTGAAGATAAATTAATTATGGCTGCAGCTATGTTATCAGTTGTTAAAGCGATCTATATAGATCACGCTTTAGAGGGACCAATAGCAGAAACTGTGTTTGAAAATCAACTTCAGGATGTTTTTCAAATTAATTTAATAAAACCAACGTTACATTAAGGAAAATATGAAAAAAGATAAGAAAAAAAAGAAGTACATGGGTGGTGGCATGATGCCGATGGGCGGAATGGGCTACATGGGCGGTGGAATGCCTAAAATGAGCTACGGAGATGGTGGCGAATTTAAAGTTAAACCAGGACCTTCAGTAGATGGTATGGATGTAGATACAAATGTTAAAAAACCAAATAAAACTATGCGTGGAGTAGGGGCAGCAACCAAAGGTGTTAAATTTTTTGGATAATTTGTGCGAACATTGTGGACATTCTTGTCATCATACCAACGGAGGCAGCTGTTCTAGTTGTGATTGCAATAATTGTGAACATGAGCTAGAAAATACTGTTGAATTCGAAGCTGACTTCGATTTAACTATTCATTAACTAAGGAGGTTATATGAATTTATTAAAAGATCTATGGGGCCATATTAAAGAATGGTCGGAATGGAAAATGAAGGACTGGATTAAAGCTGCTATCGTAGCTATTATAGTTCTTTGGGTCATCAGTTGGATGACAGGTGGAGCAGCCTAGACAATGGTCTGGCAACTCTTAGCAAAACCTTTACTCGGCGTTGCTGCGGATACGGTCCGTGGCTTCGTCGAAACAAAAAAGGCAAAAGCAGAATTAAAAGTAACAGAAGTTAAAGCGGCTACTAAATTAAAACAAGATCAAATTGCTGGAAAAGTAAAATGGGAAACAACAGCAGTAGATCAGATGAAAGGCTCGTGGAAAGACGAACTAATTTTAATTTGTTTACTGGCTCCGGCGACACTTGTATTTTTTCCTGGAATGACACAGCATATAGAAGCGGGCTTTGTCGCATTGCAGTCACTTCCGGACTATTATAAACACCTCTTATACATCGCCTGCTCAGCTAGCTTCGGCATCAAGGCCGGAAAAGGTGCAATGGGTTTAATTAAAAAAGGAAAGTAAAATGATAAAAAAGAAAAAAATGAACGCAGGAATGAAAGCTTTAAAAAAAAGTAATCCTGAAGTAGCTAAAAAAATAGGTTTTAAAAATGGTAAAGTTATAAAAGCTAAAGATGGATTATACGCAAACATTCATGCTAAAAGAGCAAGAATAAAAGCAGGTTCAGGAGAATCAATGAGAAAACCTGGAGCTAAAGGTGCACCTACATCAGCAAATTTTACAAGAGCAGCAAAAACAGCTAAAAAACCATAATGCCTTTTAAGTCAGCAAAGCAACGAGCATATTTATATGCTAATGAGCCTGAAGTGGCTAAAAGTTTTGCTAAAAAACATGGTAATAAAATACAAGCTAAAGACGGTAAAAATTTATCTCAAGTTAGAAAAAATTCTAAAAATCCAAAAGGAGTAGCTAATGGGTGTGGAATGGTGATGGAGGATAGAAGAAAAGAGACTACATATGGCTAGTCCTGCTTGGCAACGAAAAGAAGGAAAAAGTGAGTCAGGAGGTCTAAATAAAAAAGGTGTAGCTTCTTACAGAAAAGCTAATCCTGGTTCTAAATTAAAAACAGCAGTTACAACAAAACCATCAAAGTTGAAAAAAGGTTCAAAAGCTGCTAAGAGACGTAAGTCATTCTGTGCAAGGATGGAAGGTATGAAAAAAAGAAGAACTAGTTCTAAAACAGCAAAAGATCCTAATTCTAGGATTAATAAATCATTAAGGAAATGGAATTGTTAATATGAGTACACTAGCAGATCGAGTAAAGCAAAACGAAGGCTTTAGAAATAAAATTTACAAAGATACCCTCGGGTTTGCCACTATTGGTTACGGCCATAAAGTAATAGAAGGAGATCCTTTTGAAGAAGGAGTAGAATATCCAAAAGAACAGTTAGAAGAAGTTTTTAAAACTGATTTAGAACATGCACAATTATTATGTGAAAATATGTTTATGTGTGATTTAAGTTATGATCCTCCTGAATTGTTAAAGGAAATTTACACGGAGATGATATTTCAACTTGGCCCTGGAGGGGTCTCTAAATTTAAAAAAACTTTTGATTTTGTTAAAATGAAACAATTTAAAAATGCAAGTATTGAAATGCTTGATAGTCGTTGGAATAAACAAACCCCTAATAGAGCAAAACATTTAAGTGATTTAATGGCTACAATTGAAATATGAAATTACCCGGAAAAAGATTTGGTCCTCCTCCACTAAAAGGCCCTGATCCAAAAGGATTAAAGATTAAACCAGGAAAAATTAAACCTATTCCTGTTTCTGATAATTTTCCTCGATTTAAAAATGGAGGATTGAGTAACAATACCGTTATGAAAAAATACAAAAGGAGTCAAATTGCCTGATCAAGTAATTGTCTTAGTTGAAAGACTAAGAAAAGAAATAAACACTAGACAAGACCAACTAACTCAAGTTATAACAGGAGATGTAAAGGAAATCACCACATATAAGTATGTGTTGGGACAACTTCACGCTTGGAACAAAATAGATCAGGAACTCACGAACCTGCTAAAAAAACAGGAGCTAGATGATGACTAAAACTAATGTAATACCTACAAAAGTTTTTGCCTTAGAGAAAAAAAATAAAGAGATAAAAGAAAAAGAGAAAAAACCCGAACATTCAAAGCTACCTAATCCCAGTGGTTGGAGATTATTGGTAATGCCTTTTAAATTAAAAGATAAAAGTAAAGGTGGAATTATTTTAACAGATAAAACTGTTGAGGAAAGCCAGTGGTCAACCAATGTAGGATTGGTAATGAAAATGGGTGATTTATGCTATAAGGATGATGGAAAGTTTCCTACAGGTCCTTGGTGTAAAGAGAAAGATTGGATACTCTTCGGTAGATATGCCGGAGCAAGAATTAAAATCGACGGTGGAGAACTCAGATTACTTAATGACGACGAAGTTATGGCAGTTGTTAAAGATCCTGAATATGTTTTATCACCGCTAACAAATTAACATGAGGAGATAGTCATGCCAGAAGCACAACCAGCACTAAGTGAAGAAAAAACAATACCTATTGAAGATACAGGTAATCCCGTTGATGTAGAAATAAATGATACATCTGCAGAAGAAACAACTCAACCAGTTGAAACAAAAGAAGAACCTCAAAGTGATTCTGAACATGAAGAATATTCTTCTGGAGTTAAAAAAAGAATAAATGATTTAACAAAAAAATGGCGTGAAGAAGAACGTCAAAAAGAAGCAGCT